TCATCCCGGGCCTAGAGGCGCTGCCCAAGTTCAAGGCGTACCAGCTGGCAAGGGAGATCTACAGGGCGAGGAAGCGCTGGCGGCAGCACTGGGTCGAGGAGCTGCTGAAGAGCATGGACGAGAAGAAGGATCCGATGGGCGTGGGGCGCGTGATCGCGCTCCTCGGGGTGGGCGAGGTCGGGAGGTAGTCGGGTGGCGAACGTCATCGAGATCCTGATCCAGGCGAAGGACCAGGCGACCGCGGTCATGGCGAACGTCTCGAAAGAGGCGTCTGGCCTGAACGCGACCCTCGCCCAGTTCGGCGGCACGGGCGGCATCGCCCTCGCCGCAGCCGCCGGGATGGGCACGCTCGCTCTCGCCGGCGCCGAGCTCGCGAAGCACTACTCCGAGACCGCCCGGCAGGTGCTGAACGTCTCTAACGTCTCGGGCGTCTCGACCGTCAACATCCAGGCGATGCAGCGGGCGGTGGTGAACGCCGGCGGCTCCGCCGAAGAGGTCGGCCTCGCCTTCCGGCGCCTCGCCGTCGGGGTCGAGAACAACAAGGCGGCGCTGGCGGCGCACAACATCACGGCGCGCGACACGTGGGGCGCGATGTTGCAGGTGGCCGACGCCATGGAGAAGGCGAAGACCGGGATCGAGCGCTCGGCGCTCGCGACGACCGCCTTCGGTCGCGGTGGGTCCGGGTTCGTGGCCGTCCTCTCGCAGGGCTCGAAGGCGCTGCTCGCATTCCGGGACGAGATGGTTCACCTGGGCGTCGTGATGAGCGATTCGCAGCTGCAGAAGTTCCTGCAGCTCCACGAGCGGATCGACCAGCTGAATGCCTCCATGGAGGCGATGAAGCTCCAGCTCGCCTCGTTCATCGTGCCGCTGATGCTCAAGTTCTTCGAGGTGGTCGAGGCCATCCGGATCCGGGTAGCGCTGCTGGTGCCGACCGTCTCACTCCTGAACGACACGCTCGATGCACTGAGCGAGAAGTTCAACAACGCCTTCGCCGGCTCCAAGTCGCACGAGGCGATGGACCGCGTCAAGCAGGACGCCATGGCCATGGCTGCCGCGGTGGTGAAGGCGGACGCGGACATCAAGGCCGCCAAGGCGTTTGCGGCGCTCTTCACCAACGTCGGGCAGGGCGATGCGGGGGGCGCGGGCGGAGCAAGTTCCGGCGACCTCGGCGCCACGCTCCGCTGGCAGAACCGCGGCAGCACTTGGGGCACGAACCAGGGCACGCTCGGACAGGGCCCCGGGCAGCTGATGATGCAGATCGGCCCGATGGTGGACAAGGCGAAAGAGCACCTGATGACCTTCCGCGAGCTGATGCTGCGGGTCGCCGGTGATATCACGCAGGCGTTCAACACGATCGGCCAGTCGCTCTCGAACAGCATCCTCGGCGTGTTCATGAACCTGACGAACCGGGCGCAGACCTTCCGGACCGCTATGGTCACGATCTTCGATGGCATCCGGGACGGCATCCTCCAGGCGATCGGAGAGATCGTCGCAGCCGCGGTGACGCGCGCGTTCCTGAAGATCCTCGGCATCGTGCTCTCGAGCGTGACGGGGAATCCGTTCTTCGCGGTCGCAGGCGGGGCGCTGCCGGGCGGTGGTGGTCCCGTGGGCGTGCCAGGCGCGAACTCGACCTCCGGCGGCGGCGGGAATACCTACATCATCCAGACGATTTCGGCGAAGGACGTCCTCTCCTCGCTGATCGATCCACGCGGGCAGATGCGGAGTGCCAACTCGCGGCTCTCCGAGATCGCGGCGGTGAGCTGATGGGCAACACGCTGATCGGGCTCACGAGCGTCGGGGCGAGCGCCAACCTCGTCGAAGCGGCGACTCTGAAGAACGGCACGGGCGGCGGTGCGCCGGCGCTTGCCGAGATCTCGCCCTACGCCATGTCGAACGCGCTCACCTCGGATCGCTACACGCTCTGGAAGGGCCCGGGCGGGCTGGGGACGGTCGAATACGACCTCGCATTCAGCGGCAACAAGACGGTGACGGCGGTGGCGATCCTCGGGCTCCGGCTCGCGGCCGGCTCGTCCATCACCGGGCTGAACGTCTACTCGGCGGCGTCCGCCTCTGGCTACCCGCCGGGAGCATGGACGCTCCAGTCCGCCCTCTCGGGGCCGATCGTGGCCCCGTCCGTGCGCGACATCGGAGCGGTGATCGCGTCGGTCTCACACCGCTACTGGCGATTCGAGTTCGTCAACCCGAGCGACTTCTTCACGGTCGGGCACCTCTGGGTCGGCAATCCGACCGACTTGGGTTACGTCCACGGGCCGGGCGGGATCTATGCCCCGTTCCGGAATCGCCTCGAGACGCCGATGCCCTCCGGGGCGGTCGTGCTCGCCGACCTCGGAGACCCGGGCGCCGACTTCACGCTCCCGTGGCCATCGGTCCAGACCGCTCTCCGTACCAAGCTCCTGACGATGCAGGCCACGGCTGGCTCGTTCCTGCTGGTGGACGCGGACGGCAACTTCTTCGAGGTCTACGCCAAGGGCGGCCGCGTCCAGACGCAGCGCGACTTCTCGACGCTATTCAGCGCCAACATCGAACTCTCGAGGATGCCGTGAGCAGCCCGGCGACGGCGGCGTTCCTCACGGCGTGGCGGCAGTTCCCCGCCGCGCGCTGCACGTTGGCCCGATTCGATCTGACGGTGCCATCGTCCCTGACGATCCGCTATGGCACGACTGAGGTGCACACGCCTGACGGCAATACGTGGCAGCTCGGGCTCGCCTGCGAGCCGCTCCGGCATGCGATCAATTACCTCGACCCGGGCGTCTCCCCGGCGGACGCGACGGTGCGGCTCGCCAAGCGCCGAGACGCCTCGCAGTCGTCGGGCACGATCCACGACCTGCTGCATCAGTATCTCTTCCAGAACGCCACGGTCACGATCTACCTCTGGGTGGACGAGGCGCGGCTCGGCCTGCCCGTCACCCTCGCCTTCTCGGACGCGCTGCAGGTGTTCCAGGGCGTGGTCTCGCGCCCGGCGGAGGAGGATGCCACCGGCGTCAGCTTCTACCTGCTGCAGGACCAGAGCTGGAACAAGCAGACGCCTCCCACGGTCGTGGACAAGACCTCCTACCCCAACTCGCCGGACGTCTCGCAGGGCCTGCCGATCCCTGTGATCTACGGGGCGCACCTCTCGCCGCCGATGCGCTCGCCGTGGACCTCGTCCTACGGGTCCAAGAGCAAGCAGGAGGACTCGGGGGCCGGGCTCGGCGTGGTGCCGCTCATCCTCGTGGATGCCGGCGTGGGGGCGGCCTCGGTCAAGCTGGTGGGCGCCTCGCATGCGCTGACGAAGCTCCTCGACCGGACCAACGGCATGTCCACGTTCCTTGTGGGCGAGAGCACGCTGGACCCGCTCGACACGGGCGGCGTGACGGAGACGCTCGGGGCGTCCGAGTCCTACCTCTCGATCGCGGATGAGAACGCCATCGCTTATGCCGCGGTGATCCCGATCGACGTGCGGGCGACGGGCGCCAACACGGCGACCAACCCACGCCGCGCCATGGACGTGTTCGATGAGACGACGTTCGCGAGCATGGATCAGGCGACGACCACGGGCATCCTCCAGCTGATCCTCCCGAACCTCTCCCAGCTGGGACACATCGAGTCGGTGCAGGCGCTGGTCGCCTATACCGGGAACGCCGCGAACGCGAACAACATGCGCGTCAATGCGTTCACCCCGGGCGTCGGCGCCGGCGGCTTTGCACCCGCCACGTGGGCCGCGACGGGGACCACGCCGGTCGTCCAGACCGTGACCTGGCCGACCAACTACTACGACCAGACGTGGCAGTTCGGCGGTGGGGCCACGACGTGGGACATCCGCGTGGACTTCGTGGCCGGCGCCGCCAATAAGGCGAGCATCCACTGGGTGGCGCTGGTGGTGAAGTACCGGCCGCAGCGGAGCGTGGTGACCCCCGGGAACCAGATCCTCACGGTCGCGCTCGGCGGCGCGAGGAAGGTGCAGATCCCCAAGGGCCCGCTCTTCGGGGGAACGGTCGTCAATGTCCCCGCAGTCTTCCGGCTCGACGGCCAGTTCTACTCGAACCTGAAGGGCTACGCCGACACGGTCGGAGGCGCCTTCACGGGCTCGGCCTCGGCGCTGATCGAGCGGCCGCCCGACATCCTGAACCACTTCCTCCAGACCTACGGGCTCGTCTCGGCCGGGAATGTGGAGACCGGCGCGGGGAACACGGGCAGTTTCGTGGACGCGCGCGACACGCTCCGGAACGCCCAGCCGAGTGACTTGAAGCTCGCCTGCTGGATCGGCGACCGCTCGACCGTCCAGCGCGTGCTCCAGGCGATGGCCCAGCAGTCGGGCATGTGCGTCTACTGCGATCGCTTCACCAATAAGTGGCTGGCCTTCGTCTGGAAGACCGGGGCCACGCCCGACTACGGCTACACGCTCTCGTGGTACGACCTCGCCAGCTTCTCGGCTGAGGAGACGAGCGTGGTCGACGTGCGCCACGCGCTGCGCGTCAAGTACGGATACGACCGCTACAAGTCGAAGACGCTCTACGAGGCGTTCGTCAACTCGGGGGCGAGCGGGCAGGGCACGAACCTGCCGACCATCCGCGACCAGCGGCTCGTGGTCGACGGGACGAACCACGACCTCGACTTCAACGAGGGCGGTGTCCGCCATGTGACGCTCGACTCGGCGACCTACGCGCCGATCGACCTCGCGGCGAACGCGCAGGGCAAGATCCGCGCGCTCGGCGGGGCCATGGCCGACCATAGCGTCGGCTTCGGGTTCTCGGTCAAAGCGGCGTACAACGACACGTTCGGGGTCAGGGTCGCCGGCACGCCCTCCACGATCACGTTGAACGCCGCCGACTACACGGCGGAAGGCTTCGCGACCGAACTGGCGCGGGCACTGAATGCCGCGGCGGTCGGGCTGACGTTCGCCTGCTCCTACTCGCATTCGACCAACAAGTTCACGCTCTCGGCGAACGGCAACTTCCAGGTCGACTACACCGCGTTCGCGACGGAGGCCGTGGGCATCTTCGGCCAGCCGCTCGGCTCGCTGCCGGCCGCGGCTGCGACCATCACGGCTTCGATCGCGCGCTACGGCGACCGCTTCTGGTTCCTCTCCTCCACGATCGCCAACTATCTCTGGGCGAGCGGGGCGAACCAGGCGACGTGCTGCGCGGACCTGCTCGGCTTCCCGCGCACCGACACCGGCTTCGTCACGACCTCGGCGGCGACCTATGCCCGCGGCGACCGCGAGCGGATCGCTGCGACCTACGAGGGCTACTACGGGCCGAAGGAAGAGCAACCAATCACGGCCGACTGGGTGCGCGACGAGACGACCGCGGTGGAGCTCCGGAACCGCATCTTCGACCTGACCGCGCGTCCTCGCCCGCAGGTGCGCTTCTCCTCGTTCCGCATCCCCGACGTGCGGGTGATGTCGGTGATTGATTTCCAGAGCGACCTCGATGCCGTGGTCGCGTATCCGAAGTACGGGAGCGACGGCTCCTGGGTGGGTAAGCCGATGCGGGTGCTGGAGGTGGTACAGAACCTCGGCCCCGCCTATCACACGGAAG